CGTCAGCAGTAGTAAAAGACGCTGTGGTGGCTGTTAGAACAGCACTGAGAGGTTGTTTGTTATCAAGCTGTGTCTGTATGTTAGAGGTAACGCCATCAGTGTAGTTAAGTTCTGTGACGTTAGCTGTGATACCGTCTAGGGTGTTAAGTTCAGCACCAGTAGCGGTAATACTAGTGCCAGCAAAATCAATAGCATCGACATACGCAACACCATTAATATAGAGGTCTTTCCACTCTGCGCCAATAGCACCAATGTCGTAGGTATTGTCAGCAGATGGCAGTATGTTGGACGCAATGTCGGCAGCCAGGTTAATCGTGTCTGTAGCAGCATCACCAAAAGTAAGATTGCCAGATATTGTCGCATCGCCTGTTACCGTTAAGTCTCCAGTGACAGCCATGTCTGCTGCTGTCAATGTACCTGTAAATGTTGGAGAAGCCCTGTTAGCTTTTGTAGCTATAGCAGTAGCTATGTTATTAAATTCTGTATCAATCTCCGTGCCTTTAACGATCTTAGCAGGATTACCTGAAGGCAGAGAGTCCTTTGTAGCAAAGTTTGTAGCTTTAGTATAATCAGTCATTTAGTCCTGCCTACCGTATTCTTAAACATTAAAGATGCGGGGGCTTTTACACCCCCGTCTTATTCTTCTTACTTAGGCGTTGACAGCCAGTACGAAACCAGAGTCATTGCGAAGTACACCAGTACCGTACAGAGTATCGGCAGTGTACATATTAGCAAGGAACTCCTGCTTGTACTGAGTCTGTGAACGAACACCAACCTGCTCAACAAGAACCAGAGTGTCCTTGTGAACCAGCATAGATGCTTTAATAGCACCGCCGCCTGTTGCTGTATTCTCAGCAGCAGTTTCAATGACAGGACAGTTAGAAGTAACATATACGTCAATACCGTACAGGTTACCAATCAGCCCGTTAGAAACACCACGCCCGTCTACGAAGTCAGAAGACACATAGCGATCAATACCCATGATAGCATTACGCAGACTTGGGGGAATGCAGAAAACACGGCCGTCCATAGGAACGTCAGCGTCATCAGCAAGCTGAATCAAGTCACGGAAGATTGCATCAGTGAATACGTCAGCAGCAGCTACAGTGTCAACAGCGTAAGCAGTCAGACCAGTAGAAGCGTCAGGGTAGTAAACATTGCTGTGAGTCCAGTCAGAGCCGTCACCGTCACCCAGAGACTTACCCAGAGCAAACAGATCGTCATCAACCTGTTTAGCCAGAGCGTAGCCAGCATCGCCTGTGTAGAAGTTACGCAGAGAAGCCAGAGCCTGAACGTCAGTAATGTCCTCGATCATACGAGTGTACTCAAAGTGCTTGTCGATAGTGATAGCAACTTCGCTTTCAGTATCCTGCTGGAGAGTAACAGCCGTATTAGTCAGCTTGGCATTAGCCTGGCCACGGACGGGTTTAGGGATGTGTAGAGTGTCACCTTTCTTGCCTGACATAGACATTTTGGTAACAAGGTTAGCCAGAGTAAGGTTCTTCTGATAGGCAGCAATTACCTCGTCAGACCAAATTTCTGGGATAAAAGTTGCTGCTGAAGTATTATCAACAGTGCCACCCATTGCTGGGTATGTGGAAGTTGTAAGAGCCATGATAGTTTCCTATAGTTTAGCTTTTAACCCTTCCCTCTGCGTAAGCCTTTAGAATTTCATCCGAAAGAGCTTGATAGCGGGCAGGGTCAGTTCTCATAAGATTAATAATGTCTGCCCTTCTATAGATTTTTCTTGAAGCCTTTTCACCACTACCACTTGAACTACCAGTGGATGCAGCTTTGACTTGCTGTTTACGTTGCGACTTCTCAGCGTCTGCTGTAGTACCAATCATCTGCTGACGTTCTTTCCAAGTAGAGAAAAGCTCGTCTGCTGCTTCTACATCAAACTGCTGATCTGCCTGTTGCAGAAGTCTCGTACGCACATTAGAACCTTTAATCCATTCTAAGAACTTCTCATCCTGCAAGATGGTATTCATCTCTGGATGTTTAGACTGGAGTTGTGAAAGAGCAGTTGTCTTTCGGTACTCTTGTGCTACTTGCTTCGCTTCTCTAACAGACGGATGGTTTTCTATCGCGTTGCTTACAGCTTTGTCTGGCTCTGAGAAGAAGTCTATTTCTTCGACAGGTTCATTCGTTTGCTGTGTGAGTTGTGTCTGCTGATGGATGTATTCGTCTACTACCTTTCTAAGTTCACCAACTTCAGAGCTTTGTTTACCAACCAGCTTCTCAGCCTCTTGGTGCATTTGTACTAGCTCTTCGATTGATTTGTTCTGATACTTTTCAGGTACTGAGTTTACCTCTTCTTGAAACTCTTCAGTTTCTTCAAAGGACTCAGTGATAGAGTCATCATCCTCTTCGGGACGCTCATCTAAAAATTTAGCCATTATTAAACTCCGTGCTTAAACATTGTGGAAATTGGCTGGGTTGTAGAAAGGGCTATTCGCTTGTCTTTCTTTCGAGTTGTATCTGCTGTTGTCGCTGCTTTGCCCACTTCATTGTCTCTCCAGGAAAGTCCCCAGAGATAGGGTCTAGCTTTGAGCGAACAGGAGATATTTGCCTAAGTGCTTCATCACCACATACAGGGCATTCAATGTCTGTCGTGTCAGACTTGACTAGCTTTTCTGTAACGTGCTGTGAGTTACACTTAAAGTCAAAAAGCATCATCTTCGGATTCCTCCTCAAACTCTGCCTGTTCTTGAGCAGTCCTTATGACTAGCTCCAAGTTAGTGAAACTCTTGAAGACTGCAAGTTGTCCCTTCCTAAAGAAAAGGTCTTGTTCGTCTTTAACAGTTTCTAAATTATCTGTTTGTTCTATGTTGTTGTTTAGTTCTTCTATCAACTGTTTCCAGCCGTTAGTTCTAAACAATTCAAAAAAGTTGTTGTAATAGTCTTCTAGTTCTTTGTTCATCGTTTCTCCTTGCGGGACGATTGTTGTTTTGGTTTTACTTCTTTACTTTTTTCTTTTTCTTCTTAGAGCCGTACATCAGTGTGTCTCCTTGCTAACAATAGACAGTGGGTTAGTTTTTTCTTCTACAAAAGGTTCTAACTCTGCTTCAATCATGTAGTACATATCCATGACTTCTTCGTTTGTCCAGTTACCATTAGTGTTCTGAATGATAAAAAAGATTGTGTCTAACTTTTCTGCATTAACTTTAGTCATTACCACTTAACCTTGTCAGCCCAGTAAGCTGCCGAACATTTGCCTTTTTCTATATTCTTTTTATGTCTGGCTTTAAAAGAAGCTCTTCTGGCTTTTTCTTTAGCAGACTTAGGATTCTTACCAGCACCACTAACACCTTGCTGACCAAACCTAATAGTCTTTATCTTGCCGTCTTCACACTTAGCTACAACGACATGAGACTTGGTTGGGTGACTAGGCGTTCTCTTCGGTTTGTTGAACCCGCTTACTCCCACTCTTGCTAGGCGTGGGTCTTTTTTCTTTGGCATTGTTCTCTAGCTCCGCTACTCGTGCGTTAAGTCTTTCAAACTCAGCATTGACCTGAGTTACTACTGCTTCTAATTCACGACTACTAACCATTAGACTGCTCCTTTACAGCTATCTCACGTTCTTTAAGAAGCGTGTTAGCTACTTTGATTCTCCTTTCAAACTCTTTGTCGTCCTGATCTCCAGCCTGTAGATTAGTAGTAACAGCTTTAAGTCTAGCGTTCTCTAGTTCTACAGGAATAGCTTGGGATTCTACTGCGAGCTTCTGCGCTCTTGCTTGTGACTCAGCAGCCTGTCCATTGAGTGCGTTAGTCTGTGACTGCTGGAACTCAAGCTGTACTTGCTGTGCTGCCTGAGCTGCTTGCTGTGCTTCAGGGTTAGGCTGACTAGCTTCAGTAAGTTTAGCTATCAACTCTTCTCTGTTAGACAGGTTCATGTTGTCTATGATTGACTGAATCAAAGATAGGTACAGAGGTGAATCTGCTGGCATGGTTTGTAGTAACTGTACAAGCTGAGTGACTTCATACTCACGGGCTACAATACCCAACGAGCTAGAAGCAACAAACTTGTAATCAGATACAGGGTAAGACTCTGGGTCAAACTGCATATACCTGTGAGCAGCTTTAGTAACAAACGGTATGATGAAAGACTCTTGGAAGTTAATCAGTGTGCGTTTGTGACGCTTGATGATTGCTCCAAGAGACATGGAGATACCAGCAGCAGTTGCTTCGCCATTGATTGAGCCGGGAATACCAGCAGAGTCAATAGCACCAGTAGATGTCTGAACCATCTTCTGTAACTCAGCAGCTTGTGCAAAGGTAATCTGGTTGACCTGTCCAAAGTTAAATGGCTGTAGGACTTCTCTTGGATCACCGTTGGTAAGGATTAGCTTGCCGGGCTTGACTTCTAAACGACTGCCTCGCGGTATGCGAGTAGAGTCCATAGCCATCATTGGGTGTACAGTCAAAGCTAGAGCGTCTATTCTTGCTCTTAGTTCTGCGTCAAGAGCCTTCTGTGAGTTATAACCTTTCTCACAAACACCTCTACCCCAGAACCTACCTGGTACTACATCCCACGGAAAAGCCACGATAGGACGGTCTTGCATCATGTAAGGGTTACGCTCTGCCTTTAGCAAAGTGCTGCCGTTAGCTAATATAACAATAGCTTCAACATAGTAAGACTCTTCTTCTTCAGCTTCGTCAAACTCAACCAGTTCTTCATCTTCTTCCATGTCTACTTCATCAAGCAGATATTTAGGAACAAGGCCGTAATACTTGGTTAGTCGTACTTTGTCATCGTTGTAAGTGGAGAGGTCTTTGTCAGCTTCTATGTCAAAGTCAGGAGAGGCTTCGCCTACAGGTGTATCTTTGTACACACCCTTCTCCTGCATCTGCTCGATGTAGTGCATTGGTACAAACTCATCTATCGCTACACCAAGAGCTTCTTCGATAGAGTTAGCTACAGGGTCAATCAAGAAGTTCTGTGGCATGATAGGCCGTAGCTTACACACTGTACGATCTTGTATGTTGACACCAATAGCTTGCAGCTCACCACCCATCATAGGCTGTGTGGCTGGTTTCATTTCTTTAATTTCTTCTAGCACAATCTCAGCTATGCCTGTACCGAACACAGCAGAGTTGATAAGACATTCAGCTACACCCTTACGGACTTTGTTCTTGGAGAAGTCTTCGTATAGCTGTTCTCTAAGATACACGATGTCCTGTGCTTCTTGATCGTTGCGGTCATCTTGTATGTCAAACCATCTACCCCTACCAAAAGTAGCTTCTTCAATCTCTGCTACAGAAGATTCAACAGCTTGCTGTAGTGCAGGGCTAATGATACGGGAACGCTCAGAGTCTCTTGTACGGTCTTCAGAAGCCCACTGTCCA